TTCTGTGGTGTATGTAGCATTCCACAATAGCTATCATCTCTTCATTTCTCATTACCTTATATTGTATTTTCCTTTGTTTGGTGTTTGCAATTGAGATGTGATTGCATATCTTGCTGCATCAATACAATGGTTAAAAGCATCAATTGGTTTGTTGATTGTGTTTCCCTCTCTATCTTTCATCCAAGTATATGATTGCAATTCTTTAATTAGATTCTTACTTCTGCTTGTAACGTATATTTTATTTTGGTTGATTAAGTTGATACCATACACAATTGAATCCTTTCCTTTTGTACAAGGCAACACCTTATGCCCAAGTGTTCTTAATTCTGCAATTGATTTTGGTTCTGCTGAATCAGCATATACAACTGCATTTATATCGTGTGCTTTAAATAGATTTGAAGTATCACTATTTAATAGTTTTTTTTGATATATAACTTCATCAAATATATAAGCATCGTTGTACTTGTATAATGCAATCAAAGTTGTTGGGTCATTTGAGTACCCAAAGTCCATCCCATAACAAAGCAACCTTGCTTCTAATGGCAATTTAATTTCTTGCCATTCTTTTATACAAACACCCTCCAAAGAACCAATCTGACCAAGCCCATATACTCGCCACCAGTTAGCCCAATATTCAGATGTCTTTGCTTTATGCTTTGCTTGTTCTATATCGTCTACAATCGTCTGTGGCAACGCTTCGTTATCTAAATAGGTAAGTGTAATAAAATCTGAATCGGATTGATTAGCGACCTCCTTATGAGCCCAGAAGTTTGCAGTTGGGTTAAAGTCAATCCATATATCTCCAGATGTTCTAATTGATAATTGTTGATACGCTTCAAATGGTACATTGTTTGCCTCATTCACATACAATACATTTCTTCTCGCACCTCTTAATTTATCTGGTTGCTCAACTGAAAAGAACTCAATATAACTACCATTTGTAAATGTGTATTTTAATGCTGACCTATTCCATTGCCCATCTCTATACCTACCAGTCTCAATCATTATTTTAAGGAAGTCTTTCATTGCTCCCCTCCTTAAATGTGGTATTGATTCAGATACTACACTTGTTTCTAAATACGGTGTTCTGATACATCTGTCAATAAGAATAGGAATAATTCCAAAAGTTTTACCAGCTGATGTACCACCTTGAATCACTTTTTTACGCTTTTTAAGAGCGTGTAACTTTCTTATCGCAGTTGTTGTTTGAAACATTCTATAAATCGAATAGAGGTTGTTCTGATGTTATTGAAATGTCTTTTGTTTCTTTTGGCTTACCAGCATAATAGTTGTAGAACATTTGCACATATTTAAAATCTCCATCTTCGATTCCTTTTTCTAATGCTTCAAATGCCTTTGGTTCTAATGGAGATAATCTCTCAATCATTTTAACCTCTTCAGCTTTTGATGGTCTACCACCTTTGTTTCCTTTTGTGCCTCTGTTGTTTGCTCTTTTGTCCATTTTTACAATCAGTTTAAATTAGTTTACTAATTATATAATAATAAATATCAGCTATTTTATTCGGTTTCCTTTTTATCTTCTGCCCTTGTCAAATTAATCGCTTTGATTATTGCTTGTACTTCCAAAGCTAATTTGTACGTTACTTTTTCAACTAATGCCAATCGTTCGTTTATTGTATGTTTTTTTTGCTTCATATATTATATTAGTTTATCGTTTAATTGTTCAATCCATTGTCTTAATCTTGTTTTATTACAAGTACAAGGCTGGTGATATTTATGGTCAAAGTATTTTGCGTGTAATCTACACATTGTTTTAAAATCTTCGTTACTCATCTTTGAAGTAATTCTTTGTTTTACTCCGTTCCAGATTAATCTATCTTCTACCATTAAAATAATTTTAATTTATTATCTTCAATTCTTTTCTTTGCTATTTCAAAATAATTGTTATCCATTTCAATACCTATAAATTTTCTGTTTAAATTCTGTGCTGCTACTCCAGTACTTCCAGAACCCATAGTTAAATCAGCTACTAAATCATTTTCATTGCTAAAAGTTTTTATTAAATCTTCAAGTAATAATACTGGTTTTTGTGTTGGGTGATGTCCATCATAATCTTTTTTGTATTTTAATATATTGCTTTTGTATTTTTTACCCTCCCATAAATTAAAGGTGCTTGGATATTGCTCATTCATTTTCTTTAGTAAATCCGTTCTATACTCGGTATCTATTTTCTTTAATTCTGCAAAATCTTTAAATCCGTTTACCTTATCAATTCCAAATACTTCAATCAATTCTAAATATGTTTTTTCGGTACATAAACCATATTGAGTGCTATTTATATAAAACGTATGTTCAGCTCTTCTATGTCCTAATTTAGTATTAATTTGTTTTAGGTTTAAGCCAATGTATTTCATTATAATTTTAAAATAATCTCTTAACGGATGCTTACCTTCAAAATCGTGTTTTTGGTGATTTTTACTAAAAACTAAAACATCTTCTGTAAAAGAAACCATATTTACATTAGCACCTAAAGCAACCGCAAAATTATCTTTTTCCCAAGTTGCCCTATATCCAAACGGTATATTTGGTATTGCTTCTGTTATTAATTTAGTCGTGTACGGTTCTTGACTAAACAAAATCATCTTACCATTCTTTCTTAAAATACGGTTTGCAATATCATAAACCTTTTTTGGTTCTATTGCTAAATCCCAACCATTAATACCAAGTTTTCTACCGCCATCAGTATTCATATTACCATAAGGCAAATCTGTCAATATTAAATCAACACTTCCACTTTCTATTTTATCGCTTTCAATTAAGCAATCTCCTTTTAATAATTCTACCATAATTCAATATCGTTTAAGTTTTCTTGTCTTTTATCACAACCACAATCTTCGCCCCATATCTTTTTGACTATCCATTTGATACCAGTATAATATGTGATGCGTTCAATTAAATCTCCTAACTTCATTCTAAAATCTTTTTGGTTAATTTGGCTTTTGTCTTTCTGTATGTGTTATATAAAGAATGATATGTGATGCTGGTTTTGTTTGATAGTTCTGTAATGGAGTATTCGTTTTGAATAAGATTAAATACTTTTTTATCGTACCAATGCAAATCTTCTAATTCTTTTGTTAGTGTTTCATCTGCTGAATCATAGTCAATATATTCTTGCGATTCTAAATCTAAAACCAAATCTAAAGATACTTTGTTTTCTTTTTTCTTCTTGTTGTACATCTGTAAAAATGAAGTTCGTAGTGTTAAATATATGTAGTAATAATTTACATCATCTCCGTATGATATATCTAATCCCTTTTTTAGCATCTTACCGATTATAAGGTACATATTGCCAACGATATCTTCAGCTTCATCTTTGGTGCATCCAAACTTGACAACTGTATTTATCCATTTATTGTGTGATTCAAAAACCTTTTCTAACATATATAAAATTATTGTATAAATATACAACTAATAGTAAAAAAAGTTATAAACAAAAAAGAAAGTGATTCCAGAGTATAGCTACTCCAAAACCACTTTATATTATTAAATTTATACTATATGTTTTTGATTATGTTTGTAGATGAATATTTTTGTTTTTATTTATAATATTTCATCATATATATAATAAGTTTTTATACCAAATTTACAAAATATACTATATTATTTTCTTATAGTTAAATCAATTACTATAAGTTTTTCTTATGCTTGTATCTGATGTACCCATTCTCTAAATGATTTGAATCAATCCATCCAGTAACTGGGTTCATTTTATAGTTGTTCTTTCTTTGTTGAACTTCTTTGTGTTGCATTCTTTTAAACTCTTCAAGTGTTTGTAATTCTTCCATATTTATATTTTTACCAAGTTCCAGCTAATTGTCCAGAGCATTCAATTACTTCATATTCATTTTTTGCTTTCCATTCCCAAGATTTAACTCGTAGTTTAACCAACTCTAATATCTCTGGTCTTCTTTCAAACTCTATATTGCTAATAAGGATATCTAAAGCATCCATTCCTATTTTCTTTTGCCTTGTATCAATTTCTTTTATAGTTTCTTTAAAAGCTATCTTTTTACGCTTCTCCCTTTTAATACCCAATTCTTTTTGGTCTAAAAAGTACACATCGTAAAACTGTCTGAATCTTTTGAAACTTGTGTAGTATGTTTCAACCTTTGTTAATGCTTGGTATATTGATACTCTGTTTGTCTTTCGTCCTTTTGCTCCAAGAAACTCTGCAATCATTCTGTCATTCATATCGTTTAAGTCCTTTAATATCTTGTAGAACAAACATCTTATGTATGCATCTTCTGGTCTTCTTTGCCTACTGTGCAAATCAAAATCAGTTAGCTTAATATAGTTGTCTAATAATTCATTTGCTATTTCTTCGTTGTAGTGTAATCTGTGTTTCATATTATTCAATTATTTCTGCTCCGTGTTCAAGATTTATTTTGTCTGATGCTGCAACCAATTGTTCTTTGTCTTTTGTATAGGCAATACATACTTCTTGAATCTTTGTGAAATCATTAAAATCAAACTCATTTAAAAGCCATTTAACGAACTCTAATTTATTTGCGACTAACTTGTCCCCTAAATCTTTTTCGTCCATCTCTTCGACTTTCTGATAGTAACTCGTTTCTATTTCTATTAGGTCATCAATTGTTTTCTTCACATTGTTTTTTGTTCTGTGCCTAAATAGTCCAGATGCTTTTGCTTCTTCTAAAAAGTGTAGGTTTACAAATGATGTTATTATCGCTCCGCTTACTTGTTCTATTTGTTTATTCGTCATAATTAAAACATTGTTAATTGTTGTTGGTGTTCTTTTAATCTTTTCATTGATGCATTATAATATTCAGTATCTAATTCACAAGCAGTTAAATCATATCCTAAATTATGACAAGCTATTGCAATACTTCCAGAACCTAAATGCGTGTCTAATATTTTATTACCCTCTTTTGCGTAGTTTATTAAAAGCCATTCGTATAGTTTAACTGGCTTTTCCGTTGGGTGTATTTTCTTTTGTTTTTGTGGGTTGTTTAAATAACCAAACCCAATCCAATCGTATGTGTATTTCCTTAAAATACAATCAAAACTTGTATAAGCTAATTCTCCATCAGAATAGTTTTTATTATTTGCGTTTGTTATTTTTTTATCCCAATAAATCCAACCTTTTTTTGGAACTAATAAATCCGCAAAATAATTACCACCCCAAATAATTTGATTTTTACTAACTCTTTGTAATTCTATAAAGTATTCTAAAGGCGGTCTTTTATTATCCCAATCTTTTTTTATATGGTGTTGCTTATTTGAAAAAGTTTTTGCTTTTCCACTTTTACCTTTTACGGTTGTATTACCGTCAAAACCAATTCCATAAGGCGGGTCTACAATAGCCAAGTCAAAGTAATTATCTTCATACCTTGCCATTAGTTCCATATTATCTTCGTTTGTTATCTTCATATTATTTTAGATTGTTTTTTAAGTTTCTTTGCATATAAAAATCGTTTAAATACATTTCCATTAATGGTTTAAATTTTGATATTGAAGTTGCAGATGGGTGTTCTGTTTTTGCAAGATTTGCATATTGTTTGAAAATATAATCAATTGCATCATAATCTTTGTAAGCTTTTGAAAATGCAGTATAAATCATTTCTCTAACACAATAAGCTTGTATGTTTGTTTTTGTGTATTTAACGACTAAATTAGATATTTTTCTTAAAATGTATAAAGAAAATTTTAAATCTATTATTTTTGAATTACCTTTTTTAAATTCGATTCTACTTGCGTTTCCAAAAAAAGCATTAGCAACATTACCAACAGAGATGTTATTTGAATGTTTTAAATATGCTTTATAAACTATTTTGTAATCATCATTATCCATTGAATATGCTTTTAAATAATCAGCAGTATTCCAAGCTTTGTTTCCGTTATTTAAACCTATAATAGCTTTTAAATGCTCTTTTTCTTTGTCAGTATCAACCCAATCAATTACATATGCTGGTATTGTTTTTTGCTTTAAAAGTTTAGCTGATTCTATTCTGTGATGTCCTTCAATAACATCTCCCTTTGAAGAAACAACAATTGGCATCATCCATCCGTAATCATTTAGTTTTGACTTAAAGTTCTCTGCGTGTTTTGTTACAGTATCTCTATTAACTTTTGCCATTTTTAATTCACTTAATGGGTAATAAGCATTATAATCTCCTCTTTTAATTTCTTGTGTATTCATCTTGTTTTTGTTTTAATTATTAATATCTGTTTTGTTCGTATTTCTCTTCGTTGTAATATCTCTTTGTTAATTCAATTTCATTATCAAGCAAATTGTTTAGATGCTTGTAAATAAAATTAGCATCTTCTTCTGTTAGTTGATACTCTTCTTCTTCAATCCAAATGTTGGTGTGTAGCACATCATCTTTTAAATGTAAATCAATTAGATGTTCATCAGTATCTAAATATAAACTTACTTCGTTTGGCAGTTGGTCATTGTACCAGCTATCTTCTGATTCAAATTCTGGTTGTATTATTTTAATAATGTTTTTTAGTTTAATATCCATAACTTTTTGATTTTTGTATTGCTAATTCTATGTCAAATTTCAATAATTCTAATTCGTTTTTTAAATAGGTATTTTCTGTTCTACTAATTAAATATTCTATTCTGTCAAATCTTTCTTCCATTATCTAAACATCATTATTATCATTACTGCAAACCAAAATGTTAAAAACATTACCAGTAAAACCATTAATAATCCAAATACTATTTCAATCCACTTGTCAAATATTTTTTTCAT